TTTCTAATAATTCTGATAATATTTTTCTACCTTGACCTAACAAATTATTTTTTTTTTTTGAATTACAATTTAAAGGTGCATCTGGTTTTCCACTTGCTAAACTATCAAAATATTCTATAATAGGCTTTCCTTTATCATTATATTTCATAATTGTAGTCCAATGACCTTTATTATTTTCAGCCTCATATAATAATATAACATAAGATTTATTATTTGGTAAAACTTCATCAATATGATTAAAATTATTTAATTCTGAATATTTCATTATTTTAGCATTAGGTAAAAAATATTTTATATCATCATCACCTAAGGGACTTTGTATTAATTCTTTTTCAATTTGTTTTTCTGTTTTTAATTTCATTAAATATATAAAATACTTTTATAAAAAAATCTATTTTAATAATATATATAACATAGTATGTCTTGGAATATACAGCTTAGATTGAATAATTTACAACAACAAATAAATAATATAGCAAATGAAGGTTTAATCAATCCCCTTGAAGAAATTTTAGATGCTAATGGTTATACATTAACAAATCTAAATATTTTAGATGGTGCTTCTAATGCTTTACAAATAAATACAAATAATGTAAATGGAATATCAACAAATGCCGATTTATCTGTTGGAGGTGATATTAGTTGTAATGTCCTTAATTATAGCAGTTTGAACCCCCCCATTTCTGCATCTGGAACATCTTTTGTTCCTTATAATTCACAAGCAACAGAAACAAGCTCAGGTAATTTTGTATTAGTTCAAGGTGTTAATCCACTTACGGGTTTTATAACTAAAACACCTATTTTAAACCCTTCTGCAACTGCAGAAATCAATTTTAGTGCTGTAAATGGTAATAATGGATTTGCTTTTGGTTTTAGTTCTGTAAATACAAATTATCCGAATGGTGGTTTTAAAACTATTGAATATGGTGTTTATTGGTATCCACCAGAGCAATCAATAAGGCAAATTACAAATGGAAATACAACAAGTAATTTTATTCCTTTTACAAATTTAGGAAATGTTAATTTAACATTAAAATGTTTAGGTAGTTCAATTAAAGTTTTTGTAAATGGATTAGAACAAACAGAATTAGAACAAGTTTTACCAAGTGATTATTTTTATTTTTGTGTAGGTTGTAATCAAGGTGTAGGAGTTATTTGCAATGTAAATAATATATTTGTAGAACAAAATAATTATGAAACGCTAAATGAAGTCCTCAGCAATGGGAATGACGGGGGAGGGCTGGATATTGTAGGTATTAATCAATTAACATGTTCCCAATTGAATTATACATCGCTTAATCCGCCTATTGAAGTTGGTTCAAACACGCTTTCTGAAGTATTAACCAATGGAAATAATGCAAATAATTTGAGTATTACTGGTTTAAATGACCTAAATACTCAGACAATAACTTGCAATTCCACTTTATCCGCGAAAGGGTATTTACAAATTGGTAATGCCGTTGGGGGATTATCTAATTTACAATTTTTATACGGAGACGGACAACCATCTGGAGATAATTATGCATTAGTAGGTTATAATAATAGTATGTTATTACAACAATATAAAAATAATGCATTGTATTATAATCCTATTTCCGTTATTGATAGACAACAAATTGAATTAAAAACATTAAATTTGGTTTATAATCCTTCTCAAAATGCAGGAGACACTGCGAATAGTTTTATATTAGATAGTTTAACTAATACTCCAATGTATAAACAAGTTTTTACATCAGTTGGTGGTGTAGTAAATAATTTAAATTTAAGTTATAAAGTTTTATTTAGTGCGGATATTTATACAAAAAATGTAGGTAATACTACATACGGGGTTAATTTTGGTGAAATTCTATTTCCTAACATGAATTTAGCATTTTCAATTGTAGGAGGAGGTAATTTTATAGCTGGAACTATAGCTACTTTATATCTAAGTTCTACAGGGACTGGTAATTATAATCCACAATTAGCTAATAGTTTAATCATACCAATGACGGCGAATACACCAAACAATACTTTTAATTCTACAATTCCTATTTTAATGTATTGTCAATCTCCTACACAATTTAATAAAGTTTATCTGATGATTGCTTTTAATAAAATACCACCTATTCCCGCTACTGCGTATAGTTGCAGTATGACAAATACTAATATGATTGTTTCAGGTTATGTTAGTCAAAATCAAAATGGTTCTATTACTTTTGGCTCATAATTTATTTAATTTATAGATATATATTAAATGAATACAGAAATTATAGTTTTATTAAGTTCAATAAGCACTGCTTTAATTGGTTTATTTGCTTTATGTGTGCGTTATTCTTTTTTATCTAAGTGTGTAAAAATAAAATGTTGTTGTATAGAAATTGAAAGAGATATAGGAAATGAAATAGTAGAACAAAATATCGGAGTTAATAATAATATTACAAACAATAATTCACCAAGAAATAATAATTTTTCTAATGTATAATTATAAATGCCGTATGAGATAAGAAAAATAAAAAATGGTTTTAAAGTATGTAAAAAAAAAGAAAATAAATGTTTTTCTGATAAACCATTAACTTTAGAAAAAGCAAAGAAGCAACTAAAAGCAATAGGTATATCAGAAAAAATAAATAAAAATCAAGGTGGAGCAAAACCAAAAAATATGGAATTGTATAATAAAATTAAAGATGAAGTTTATAAAAAATATCCTAAACATAGTCTATTTAGAAGTGCATTATTAGTTAAACTTTATAAAAAATTAGATGGTGAATATGAAGGGGAAAAAAAACCTAAAATGAATATAGATAAATGGTTTAAACAAAAATGGATTAGCATACCTGACTATTATTTTAATAAAAAAATTGTAAAATGTGGAGAAAGTAATACTGAAGACAAATTCGGGGTTTATCCATTATGCAGACCTTTATCAATTGTAAAAAGTCTAACAGAAGACCAAATGAAAAAAATGATTGATAAAAAAGATGAATTAAAAGAAAAACATTTGATTACAAAAAAAGTATTAGGAACTGATAAATATAATATTAAAAATACATTATCAGGAATGGGAATTAATAAATTTGAAAAACAATTAAATAAAATTGGTTTTAGTATTGATAAATATTTAGAAACAGCTAAATATGTAGCTGAAAAAAGAGGTTATAATCCTAATAAATTAACTATATCAAATGATGGAATACATAAATTAAATTATGATGGTGTTGAATTTGGTAGAGTTGGATATAATGATAAAATTATATATGCTTGGTTGGAATTAAACAATAAAGTCCCAAAAGGAACGACTAAATTAAAATCTAAAAATTATAGGTTAAGGGCTGAAAAAGTGATGAAGCGGACTAATAATAAATATAGTCCTGCGAGCCTTGCATTCAATTTTATCTGGTGAGTATTTGATAAATTAGTAAATTATATATAAAAAGTATATATTTTTTATATTTTTTATATTAACATTATATATATACATAATGGAAGAAGAAGGAAATAAAAATTACTATGCTTTACATGCTGTAATATTTAAAAAAAAAGATTGGGATTTAGAAAATGCAGAAAAAGAAGTAAAAAATTATATAAAATCTGATAAAAAAAATTTTTATAGAGAAACTAAATCTTCATATAGATTTAGAAACATACCTAAGCAAAAATTTATCAATAAAACATTTAGAACTAAAAATTTAAGAAATGGTATTTCATTAGTAATGGGTGAATTAAAACCAGAATTTAACCATTTAGAGGGTGGGGGTATTTTTGATTTATTTAAAAAACCAGTAAGAGCAGTTAAACAATTTTTTAGTCCAAGGCAAAATTATAATAATACTACAACTAAAAATTTGAATACTTGGGGTAATCTTGTAGTTCAGAGAATGACAATTGTAAGGACACCTATTATGAGTATTCTTGATAAAGTTATTAATATTATTTCCCTTGGTAAATGGAATATTCTAAAAAGAGAATACGGACATGATAAATTATTTCATTTAGCCTTAATTGCTGATGTTGGAAGAAAAAATTTAGTTATTGAAAAAAACGAAGTTATTAATGTTAATACCAGCTTTAAAATGGGTAAAGAAAGTGAAACAATGAATGTGGATTTAAAAGGAAAAAAATTTACTATAAATGAAATGTTAAATAAAACCAGGGAGAGAATGGGCGATAAACTTTTCTTTTCGTATAATGGGCTATCTAACAATTGTCAGGTATTTATCAGAGAATGTCTAATTTCTGAAGGTTTATATGATGAAAGCGAAAAAAATTTTGTATTTCAAGATTTAAGCGAACTTGCTAAAAAGTTTCCATCAATTAGTAAAAAAATAATGAATTTTACAACTACAACAGGAGCAGTAGTAAATAGATTAACAGGACAAGGAGATTGGTTAGAAAATCAATTAAAATTACCAAGAACAAGAAATAAAAATACTTATGATTACAGGGGATTTGGTAAAGAAGTTAAACCTAAAAAAGAAACTAAACCAAAAAAAGAAACTAAACCAAAAAAAGAGAAAAAATTAAAAATTTGGTATAAAGCAACAACAATGCCTGAAGGATATAGATTAGCAAGTATGAAAGAAGCTATTGATGCTAATAAAGTTTTTTTATATGGTAAAAATAAAATAGATAGTAAATTAATTTCATTACTTGAGCCTAAAGTTGATAAAGATGAAATAAGGAAACAAATTAGCACAATACGAATTAAATTATCAAAATTAATTAAAGATGCTAAAACTGAAAAAGATGTAGATATTAAAAAACAAAAAATGCAAGAGATTAGTGATTTGGATAAACAATTAAAAGATTTAAATAAAAAATTAGAAACAAGTCCTGATGTTAAAGAAGTTAAACCAAAAACTACTAAAAAGAAAGTAGTTAAAAAAAATGTAAAAAAAGAAGAAGAACAAGAGGAAGAGGAAGAAGAAGAGGAAGAGGAAGATGAAATTAAATTTACAGATAGAGAAATAGAAATTCTTAAAAAATTAGGGGAAATTAAAAAAGAATTGAATAATTTAACATTAGATTATAAAAATATTTATTTTACAAAAGAAGAAAAGGAAGAAGTTAAAAAACAATATCAAAAAGTTAAAAAAGAAAAAGAAGCTCTTGATAAAGAATTACAAAAAATAAGAAATAGTAAAAAAAAAGGAGCTGGTAAAAAATATAATTCTGATAGTGATGATGATGAAGATTTAAAAGAATTCATGAAAGAAATGGGTTTTTAATTTTTATTTATGGACTATTGGTTTTTTTTTATTTTTCCAATATTTATTAGCTTCTTTCTCCATTTTATCAAGTCTATGATAATACAATGGGTCTTCTATCAAATGAGCCAATGCAATTAAACCTGTTAAAATTAAATTGTCATTAGTTATATTTGTTTTTTCTGATATTTTTGTTCCGTGTTCCAGTTCTGTTTCAAGGGCTTTTTTCCATTGCTCTAAACCTACAACATCTAAATTTATTTTAAGTTTTTTAGCAATTTGTATTGCTTTAGAATTAGTAATCATATTATCTATATAATATAATTTTACAAAAAAATTTATATTTTATTTTAACTAACGACTTGTAATTGAAATTTAGTTTGATTTTGATTTCCTCGTATTGAAAAAGCATTTCCTATGTTTGCTCCATTCATATAATATAAACATAACATTTGTGTTGGAGCTGTTCCGTGTTGTAAATCTTGAATTGCAAAATTTGAATTATTTGTTCCTAATAGATAAAATGTTGAATATACGCACAATACATTAGGATTACCTGAAACACTATTACATAAAATACCTGATGCGGAAGCATTAGCACTTTTATTTGTAGCAGAAGCATAAAAGAACGCACATTGATTGAAACTAAATGTTCCTGAATTAGTAATTTTTACAAGTGGTTCTACACTTGCAGATGTATTACCATTTTCAAATTTAATATTAGTTATTGTGTCGCAAGTAGCATTTCCTGAAAATTGAAGACAAGGTTGCAAACCTTTACCACTAAAATAACAATTATTTAATATACAAGATGAGCCTTTAGTTATACTTAATAAAGGATTTAAACCATTTACACCTGAAGATATAATTTGAGAATTCCATAATCTTAATCTACTATTTGTAGCAGTTGGTGAAAAAAGCAATCCGCATCCGTCTGCATCATCATTTGTATATATATAAGAATTATTTAAAACTAATCCACTATCCTCAGAACTTGTGAAACTGACTTTTCCTGTAATCAATAAACCTTGTAAAATGACAAAATTATTAAATAATGAACTTGCATTACTATTAACATTGATACTTATATTACCATTAATAGCATTATTTACATTTGCACCTGCTGGGCTTTGTGCTTGTCCCGTAATTACCATTTTTTTTGTAATTGTTAAATTTTCGTTATAACTACCTCCCATTACATTGATAAAATAATATTCATTATTAGATGTTGTTAATGTTTCTACTTCATTAATGGCTTTTTGAATTGTTAAAAATGGTTGCCCTTGAGAACCATTGTTATTATCATTACCTGATTTACTTACATAAAATGTATAATCATAAGGAATTACAACAGAAGGACAATTTATAATAGCATTGTTGTCCATATCTAAAGGTTTATTTAATTTAGCATAACCTGAAACACCAGCTGATAATGTAAAAAATTCATCTGTAGGATTAATCAAAGTCATTTGAGAAAAACCACCCCACGATGCTTTTGAACTACTATAGAAACTATTGCCCTCTGCATCGCAAACCATGACCAAAATGTCGTTGCTATTGACTATTTGGAAATTGCCCTTGTTGCTGAATTGCCCCTGTCCGTTATAATCAACTGCGTCTATTTGTCCCGTGCAACCGAGAGAACTACATGTCAAATTGAAAGTTGTAATAATATTTGCATTACTTATGTCATTATTATTAATATTAACCTCAGAAACTGCTTGATAATTGCTCCAATTTGCTACATCATTAGCGTCTGTTTTCCATTCTAAATAACCAGTAGCCCCTACAGATAAGACTTGTCCCTGTAAGCCAGTAGCACCAGATGCCCCTAAAGACAATCTACCAAGGTTTTTAATCATATTACCAGTTAAATCAAGATTACCAGTTAATTCTAAAGTTCCTGTAGTTCCTGTTGAAGGGACTAATAAACCTGTATTTATTGAACTAATAACACCAAGAGGGGAAGATATTTGAGTTCCTACTTCTAATTCAAGACATTCCACAATTGAGTTATTTACATCTCCTAATTTTAGATTAGCCCCATTTTTACTAATAGGAATGCCCCCAGTAGTCCCGCTTGTCCCTATATAAGTAATTGGTGTATGAAGGCTATAAACACCCGTTAAAGTGTCGCATTGAATATTACTTGTATTAAATGACATATATTATATATACTATATAAAAATATATTAATTTTTGGTTAGATAATATTTTATTGCACTAATGATTAAAAGTGAAACAGACGGCGAATAATAATAATACCATACTATACGGATAATATTATATTTGTTGTCATATAGTTTTTTTAATACATTCATTATATTATTTATTTAAGAAAATAAATATTATATTTTAAATTATTTGGGTTTAATACTTTTCTATATAAATAAGTAAAATATATTTATCCCCGTCATCCCCGTA